CGGGGGCGATCGTCGCCAACTCGACGCGGTGCAGACGGATCGTCTCCGACATCCACGGCAGGAGTTTGGTGCCGCTGGCCGTCAGGTCGCCCGCGTCGATGATGAGGTCGGGCTGCTCCTGCTCGGCGAGGTCGAGAATCTGCGCAAGCGCGTGCGTTGTGTTCTCGCGCGTGCGGTCGTAGAGGTGCGTGTCTCCGAAGTGCAGGATCTTCACGACGCACCCCCTTCATCGCACATCTCGTCCACCGTCTGCCCGACGCGGAACCAGAACTCGATCTCGCCGTCCGAGCGCTTGCGCAGCGTCGCCTCGGTGAACATGCGGCGCGCGCTGTACTCGGAGGCGCGCACGAGCGTGTCGTCGGCGTCTTTCCAAGGGCTACGCATCGGCGGCCTCCTGGCGCGCGACTTCGCGCAGGAGCGACTCGACGCGGTGAGCGAAGCGCATGGCCTCGCGCGCCTTGGCGACCGCCGCATCGTCGACCAGCTCGACCGTTGCGATCGTGGGGCGGCCGTAGCAGCCGGGCGCCGAGACGAACTCCAAGGACCGCGTGCCGGGGATCCAGCGCCAGAACGTGCGGGCGCGGCTCATCGCGCGCCCCGCTCGTTCAGCGCCTTGCACATCGCCTTGAAGTCGCCGCCGTGCTCGCGCGCCAGGGCGTTCGCCTCGTCGCTGCTGATCCCAATCTGCGCGCGCATCTCGACGAAGCGGGAGATCCAGTCGGGTTCGTTGTTCACGTCCTCGACGGGCGCGTTGCCGAGCTGGAGCGGCTCCTGTTCGAAGCCCTCGTCCTCCGGCTCGTCCTCCGTCACGTCGCGCACGTCTGCGCCCACGGTCGGAGCCGTGGGGCCGAATAGCGCGGTGGTCGCGGCGTAGCCCTTCTCCAGAAGGAACCGCTGCACGACCGGGTCGCCCTGCGGGTCGGGGTTGAACTCGACGCGCGCGAGCACCTTGGGGCGGTTGACCTGCGCGGCGGTGAGCCCGCTCTTGATCGCCATGAGCGAGCGCATGACCGCGAGCATCGCGCCCGTCTCGGTGCGTCGGACGATGTGCTTCTTGAACGCCATCATTTCGGCTTGGACGTTCTTGCGCGCGGTCGCCTCATCCTCGTTCCGCAGCTTCATGCGGTTACGGAACGCCTCGTCCGCGACGTCCTGCATGTCGAACGCCTTGGTGGCCGTGCGAACGATCTCCTGTCCGCCCGAGCCCTTCATCGCGCCGAGCGCCTGGAACTCGCAATAGTCGCGGTTCTGGCGGTTGTCCATGCGCGCCGTCTTGATGTTGATGCCGGCGGCCTCGGCGAGCTTCTCGAGCGCCGGCTTCGCGTATGCGAATACCGTCTGGCCTTCGCGGCTGCCGACCTGGAAGACCTCGCGCTCGTTCGGGTCCGCGCTCAACTGGACGATGGACACCGCGACGCGACAGCCGTAGCCGAGCTGCGCGTTGACCGGGATCGACGGGAGCAGCAACTCGAACGCGGGGTTGTTCGCGTACTGCGCGAGCGGCTCCGCGAGCCACTGCGGCAGCGAGGCGAGGCTGACGAGCGCATTCGTCGCCCGCGGCTGCTCGCTGAGGTAGGACGCGGCCGAGGTGTTCGGTGCCGGCGTCAGTCCGGCGCTCTGAACGGTGACGTTCTCGACGTAGTCGCAGAACTGCGGCTTGCCGTCTACGTCGCCGACCTTCGCGGTGCACTTGAGTTGCGTGCCGTGCGCCCACTCTTTCAGCGCGCGATTCGGATGCTTCGGGCATGGCATTTGGCGGGCTCCTTTGTTGGGTGACGATTCCGGGGCCGTCTCTCTGGCCCACGCGCGAAGTATCGGCAGGCTTCTGCTTATCGTCAAGCAGTTTTTCTAGGCTTTCTCTTTTTCTTTGTGGCCCAACGCTTTGCGGCGCCCTTTTTGGCGATCTCGCTGCGTTGCTCGGGGGTGAGGGCGCGGTTTCTCGCCGGCCCTCCAGCCTTCCCCATGATGCGCGCGGCCTCGCTGCGCAGCGCGCTCCCGCCGTCGTCGCCTTCCTTCTCTGCGATCATGCGGCGCATGATGCGCAGCCTTTGCAATCGACGTCAAGCATCAAGAAGGATGCGGTGCGCGCGAGAAGGTAGCGCCCTGTTCATGTTCTGTCAAGCCGTCAGAACACCAGCCACGCGGCCAACTCCATGCGCCACGTCGGTTCCTTCTCGAAGGCGCGGTCAAAGCGGAGCCTGAGCGCCACGCGATCGGAGAACCCGTAGCCCGGCTGGAGGGCGGCGAATCCGACCAGCGGCGCGCCGTCCGCCAGGTCGCGCCGGAGCCCACCGCCGGCCGAGAACGTCAGCCGCGAGAGTGCGAACGGGCTCACCTTCGGCTCATCCGCGCGGGCCGTCCCCGCGAGGCCCACGAGCCCCACCAGCGCCAGCAGGACAGCCGCCCCGCGCGCCTTCTTCAAGCCCGCCGCGGTGGCCGCCGTCAGCGACTCCCCGGCCCGCAGCGCCCCGTCGCCCAGCAGGCCCAGCAGCGCACCCCACGGGTTGCCGCCCGCCACGAGGATCCCGAGCCCGGCCGCCAGCAGCGGGTTCAGGGCGTCCCGGTGAGCGGTCCACCAGGCGCCGACATGCTGCACGGCCTGCGCCTCGCCCTTCTCGACCGCCGCATGGCCCTGCTTGGCCATCGAGCGGACGAGGTTCACGATCAGGCCGACCGCCATGCTTACCAGGAGCGCCGCGACCTTGGGGTCGAGCCCCGGGAGGATCCTGCCGACCGCCTGCTGCACCGCTGCCACCACCACGAGCGAATCCATCCCCTACCTCCCCTTGATCGCCCGGCCCCCGTGGCCGGCGCGGTGTGCCGTCATGCGATAGACCGGAACCTTCTTCGTTCGGCCGTTAATCGCGATGCCGCCCTTGGAGCCAGCATGCTCGACCTCGCCCGCGTCGATCCAGGCCCGCACGCACATGTAGGCCCAGCGGTCGGCCCATCCGGTGAGCTTGCGCAACTCCGCTACCGTGAAACCTTCGGCGATGCTCGCATGCTCGCGCTTCAAGTCCGTGAGCACTTCGCCCCAATCAATCCGCGTCACAGGACGAATTCCGCGGGAGGATCTGGGCGCCGCACCCACGATCGCGTAAATAGCTCGTTGTCGGCGAGCCGGATTACGATGCCCCCGATCTCCGGCTGCCCCATCTGGAGTCCGTCGCGGCTGTGTACATATGGCGTCTTCAACTGCCAGGCCGGGAGCGTGACGACCGTCACCTTGCCGTGCGCGGCCTGCTCGACGACCTCTGAGTTCTGGTGCCGGTGTGAGCGCACGAGCATGGAGTAGGGCGGATCGCCGCGCCGGCCAGCCTCCACGTAGGAATTGGTTGCGAGGCGTTGCAGGGCGGTCGCCCGCGCGTAGGGGCTCGCGGTGGTGCTGATGTGGTGCGCGAAGTGGATCAGGCGGTCCCCGAGCCGAGCACGCACTTCTTGGTGCGAGAACTGACCGCTCCGCTGCACGGCCCCGAGTTGCTCGGCAATCGCTTCCTCGTCGCGCCCCGACTCGCCGACATGAACCTGCGTCCCTCGCACGACGTACAAGCGGCCCTCGCAGGCGTCGCGGACCGGCTCATAGATCTTCACGGCGTTGCGAACGTGGTCCTTGATGTTGCGCGTGAACTGCGTGCTTGATCCGTGATGGTCGCCGTCGATCAGATCGCCGTTAGCGACGACGGCGAAGGGCTCGCCGCGGGTGGCGTGTGGAACGAACTCTCCCCAAAACTCCTGCCACCATTCCCACAGCCCGAGTTGATGGATCGACGGGGGGACGACGTGCGACTCGTCGAGTACGAAGCCGTCGCTGTGACAGAGCCCGAACTTGCAGCCGATGTGCGTGTCACTGACGGCAACGATGTTCGGAACGCGATCACTCACTCATCCCCCTGCGGGTCGAGGTGTGGGACTTTCGCGCTCCACGTCTCGCGCCACCACTGACGGCGTCGCTGGGAGCGGTTGATGTAGCGGTTGAGCAAGTCCTCGGCGACCATGACGACCGGCTCCTCCATCTGCCCCCACGCAGCCAGCTCACGGCGCCGCGAGTGGTGCACGATCTCGTGGATCAAGGTCGGCTGGATGCAGGCGTAGGGGTCGATGCGAATGACTCGGCGCGGACCGTCGAACGTGATGCTCCCCATGCCGAGCGGGAGCTCGCACGGAATGACGTCGGTGCGGGGGTCCACGAGCACCGCACGCGCCTGCGCTTCCAGGTCGGCAATCGTCAGCGCCGAGCCGCGGACCCGCAGGCAGTCGCCGAGCAGCGAGTAGTCGCGCGCCATCAGCGCATCAGCAGGTAAACGACGAGCGCCACGATCAGGCCGATCGCGCCGAGATTCGTGGCGCGCATGACCTGCGTTCCCTTCTCCGGCGTCATGCGTCCCTATCCTCCCTGCGGCCGTCCTCGCGGTCGGTCCACCGTTCGAGATCACGCACGCGCGCTGCGAGCCGCTCGCGCTCGAGCTTCTCCTCGGCGATGTCCTCGCGTGCGTTCTCGATGGCGTCCTTCGTCACAGCCTTGCTCACGCCGGCGTTGACGAGGATGGTGCCGATGGTGACGACCGCCAGAACCAGCGAGACATGCAGCGGCGTGATGACCACGGTGCTACCCCCTACCTGTGTTCCGTTGATGACCACTCAGCGAATGACCACGAAGCGCAGGAGCCGGCGCTCGCCGCTCGACTGGAGCCGCAGGATGTAGACGCCGGGCGACAACTCGGCGACGCCGAACAGCGAAAGATGAGGGCCTGCGGCGAGCGTGGCTCGGATGATGGTGGCGATCCTTCGCCCCCCGAGATCGAATAGCTCCAACTCCGCAGGCCCAGAAACGGGCAGGGTGAACTGGACGGTGGCGCGGCGCTGCGCCGGCTGGGGAATCACCGGGCCGAGAGAGAGCCGATCGGACGCGCCCGGCACGCCGGTCGATGCCATGTTCAGGCGCTTCTCGTTGCCGTGGCATGCGGGCGGGCCGCCGTCTCGAAAGGTGATCGCCCAGCACGTCCACTCGAGCCCGCGATCATCGAACGCCGCGGAGAGTTGCTGGCCTTCCTTGCCGCGCGCGGCGACCAGCGCGAGCGTCTCGGGAGCAGCAGCATTGCGCGCCCAGCCGATCACCGCGCAGCGGGAGGCATCGCGCAGCGGAACGATCGTCGGGGGTCCGCACTCGACCGTGTCCGAGAGGAACGCCGGCACGGTCCAGTGGAGCGTCACCACCGTGAGCACCACGAGCGGAATCACCGGAGCCTCAGCACGGTGATCGTATCGGGCCCGTCGTCCGGCATGACGTAGTGCTTGCCGCTCAAGTCGAACTCGGCCCACACCTCGAACTTGATCTCCTGGTGTACACCGGGGTCCATCCCTGAGATCGCGCCGGGCGTGAAGGTGATGGTGCCGAGGACGCCGCCCATCGTCGGAACGGTGCTGCTCGCGGTCCCGCCCGCCTGCCGGAAGTAGACCAGCGGCGTGGTCGCGGCGGTCAGGTCCACGAGCGCGCCTGAGTCCCGGTCCTTGATCTGCCACGCCAGCGTTTTGAAGGTGTCGCCGTAGACGAAGTCCGCGATCCATCCGGTCATGTCGATTCCTCCCCCAGCCATCGCGCCACCGTCACCGCACCCGTTGAGCGCGCCACAACCTCATGCCCCGTCAGCCGGGGTGTCAGCTCGCGCCCGGTCTGGCGCACCACGTCCACGGCGCCCACTCTGCGGAACACCGCGGTGTCGACGGTGCGCTCGCCCAGCACCACGACCTCGAGCTCCATAATGTCGAGCGAGATCTCGCCGAACGCAGTACCCGACCACGTGACGCGATCCCACACGGACAGCGCGTTGACCGCAGTGGCCGTCCACGCGGCACCGCTGGGTGCCGTCCAGATGGTCGACGTCTCGATCCAGTCGGGCGTCGTCGTGTCTTTTGGCAGCGCCGTCAGAGGTTGGCGCTGGCCCTGGTCGGCGCCGACGCTCCACTTGATGCGCCCGCCGCTCGTGATCCACGTGACCGTGCCGCCGTCCACAGTCGCGCGGCCGCGCACCCTCAACACCACGCCAGATACCTGCGTGTCGACCGGCAGCGTGCCGTTCAATGGCTGCGGCTGCTGCTCGGCGAACGCCTGCGCGGCGGGCGCCGCGGTCTGATCGAAGGTCGCGTCATCGTCGTCGGCCAGGTCGCCGCCCGATGGACGCATGCGCGTGACTTCAACGATGGCGGCGACGCTCACGTGATCCCCACGCGCGCACGCCACTGCGCCAGCGAGAGCCCGGCGCGGTTTTCAAAATGCGGGCGGTCGGGGAACTTCCAGTTGCCACCCCACTCGAGCCCGAACTCCTCGCCGGTCACGCCGACCGTTTCCCACGGCCCGTCGAACACGTCTTTCGGCGTGGTGTCGCCGTCGAAGGTGACGATGCAGACGTCGAAGGCGCGGCCGAAGTTGTGGAACGAGTAGCCGGGCCGCGCGTTGGTGACGGTCACGCCGAGCGGATGCTCGGCGCACGTCCCGACGTCCCGGTGCGCGCGCTCGCCCTTGTGCCAGCACGGTTCACCGGGCGCCGTGCGGCCCTTCTGCCAGAGCTGCATTTGTTCGGTCACGGAGCGGAGCCCCTGCGTCACCCGCAGGAGGATCCCATGCCGCACGAGATTCGCCTCGCCCATGCTGATCGCCTGGACGGCGACCAGCGGGTCGAGCGGATAGAGCAGCCCGCGCGGGTCGAAGGCGTTGCGATCGAAGGCGCTCAATGGAGCCCGCCCGGATTCTGCGTAGCGACGTTCTCGGCCCAGTCCCACTTCCACAGCGCGCGGCCGGCGAAGCGGTTGGCCGTCTGCGACTCGATGATCAACTGACGCACCGCCCACCAGTCCGTGCGGTACGGCACGGTCCCCTGACCTGCGCCGCCGAGCCCGTTCAGGTGGGCGTAGTAGAGATGGAGCCCGGTATAGAAGTTGTGCGTGTTCTGCGGGAATGGCCCATTGCTGCCGATGTACCACGGCTGCACGACGCGGCCCCATGAATACTCGCTGCCGATGTCGTGGCCGCCGTCCCGGTAGTAGATGGACGAGGACTGAGAGCGCGCCCGCATACCGATGAGCGGGAGAGTGCCGATCGGCTGTTTCGTCGTCCCGCTCCCACCGTTGGCGTAGACCGGGATCACCGTCTCATTGTAGAACGCGCTGCTCCAGGGACCGGCGCCGCTAGGGTTGAGCGCGATCTCAGGATAGAACGACACCGCGCGCGCGCCGGCCGCCCAGAACGCCCACGCGAGCGAGTCGAGCGTGCGCCCGTTCGCGCGCGTGATCGACTTCGCCCATGCCCAGTTCGGCGCGAATACGGTATGATCGACGCGCCCCGGGTAGATCGAGTCGGATTTCGCATAGACCGACTTCATCAGGCAGAAGATGGACGAGTCGTCGTTTGCGCAGGTCGTCGGCAATGTCGTCGCGCTTGGCGGCAGGATGCGGCGCAGGCGCGCCGTGGTCGAGTTCTCGCCGAAGATGTCGACCGGGAGATTGCGCGACGCCAGCCCGGACGCATCTCCGCCCGTCGTTCCGCGCCAGACCTGCGGAGCGAAATGCACCTTGCTCCCGCCGAACAGCTCGAGATATGGCTTCTGCCACGCGAGCGCCGCGGCCGAGTCCGGCTGAAAGAGCATCGTCACGCGCTCGCCGAGGGCCGCGAACTCCTGCGCGGTCGTCCGAACGTTCGCGCTGTCACACGAGTCGGAGCGGCAGAAGATCCCCGACTTAGCGATCGTCGACACGCGATAGTCACCGTACGAGTAGCCGGTCCCGATCACGATGCCGCCCGTCATCGGGAGCATCGCCGGGTTGTCGAACACCTTCCGCCCTGATAGCGAGTCGAGCCGTGCGAGCCCCTGCAACACCTCGAACGAATCGAAGCTCCCGGGAGCAATCCCAGCGTCGAAGAACAGGATGTGAGCGTTCGGGTTGAAGTGCCCGGTCGGCGGGCATCGCTCCCAGGCGCACACCGTGTCCGGGTTGGCCAAGGCATTCGTCGGCGTGTCGGCGTTCTGCACTGCGGACGGGACCGCCCCGCTGTAAGCGGTCCCCTGTACCTGCGCCGTGCTCATGCCGATCAGCGGGCGCCAGCACGTTCCCGGATGCGTCGGGAGCGTCGAGTTTTTCGAATAGTGCATCGCACCTTGGTTGAACCAGCCGAGCCCGGTTTTCACGTCATACCGACGCCACACCGCGACGCCGCCCGTGGGCGAGCCGCCCGCCGTGGCAGCCGTCCCGGTGGTGTCGCCGTTGCCGCCGCCGTCGCTCCACTTGTTCGGCCCCGATAGCTCGTTCTGTCCGAGAACGAGCATCGGCCCGGCCGCCCATCCTGCGGTGCGCCACGCGCGCTGAGGATCGAACTTGGCGCTGGTCGTGAACGTCGCGTTCCAGATCACCACGAAGGCGTCATACTGCTTGCCCGTGTGCGTGAGGGTGTCGCGGACGTAGAACGTGCGATAGGCGGTCGTATCCACCAGCGACCACGGCAGGACGTCGACCGTCGCGCCGGCCTGATCGAACCAGCCCTTGACGCAGGCTTCTGGGTTGCTGATGGCTACCGCATTGGAGCCGCCGAGGTTCTGCGCGTCCACGATCGCCGTGAGCGCGAAGGCGGGGCCGGCCGAAAGCGCGAGCGCGGCGAATGCCGCGAGAATCACGCGACGCATTACCGTCCTCCGATCAGGTCGGCGCGCATCGGAGTCGTGATCGGCGTGACCGCGTTAAGCCCCGTCCGGTAGTAGAGATTTCCGCCCGTGGTGTAGACGACGTATGGGCCGTATCGGATGCGGAGCGAGGCGTACTGCTCGCCACAGCGCTGCGGCAGATCGACGTAGAAATATCGCTTGCTGCCCATCTTGTCATAGGGCGGGATCAGGACCGCGATCTCCCCGACCTCGGCGCGCAGGATGTTGTTCGCCACCGCCTGGCCCTGGTATGTCGTTCCCGCCTCCATGACCGACAGCAACGAGTCGGCCGGAAGGAACAGGTTTGCGCTGATCTGATCGAGGCGCGGAGCCTGTCCGGGGATCGCCGACGCTGAATCGTTCGCCGTCCCGAACCCGAAGCGGATCGAGACGTATACGATCTGCCCGCGCACCGCGCTGGCCGAGTCGGACACGGTCGGATAGAGGATCGCGCGCAGGAAGTTCGCGCCGTTGAGCGGCTGCATCGCCGACGAGTCCGCGGAGCCAACGGCGGTCGCGGACTGATAGTTGTTGATGATGTTCGCGGCGCGTAGGTAGAAATTGCGATCCTTCGCGACCTCCTCAACGCTCATGGAGCCGGCCGTCGATCCTTGGCGCACGCTGACGCCGAGCGGAGTCGTTACATCCGTGACGACGGAAATCTTGGTCCCGGTCGCCTGAGTGCTCTGCCCGTTCCCCACCGTCTGCGCGCTCGCCACCGATCCCCACACGAGCGCCATTGCCACCAGAGGCCCGACGTAACGGGCCGGCGTTCTTCCCCTCATCCCCCACCCCTCCCCTCGCCGGCCCTCCGGCGTTTACGATACCGACGATGCGCCGAGCAGCCCCGTGTAGGTGTTCTGCGCATCCGCCAGCGTCTTGTCGTCGCCCATCACTTCGAATGCCACGATCTCCTGATTCCAGTTGGGCGCCCCGGCCTGGAACACCTCCAGCGCCATGAACAACTTCCCGCCCCACGATCCATCGCTGCCGTACCGGCCGTAAGCGTCCCAGTCGTCGAGCCCCGCCTCGGTCGCGAACACGTCGCCGCGTCGCATGTCGGGGCACTCGCCGAACGTGGTGAACGTCACCGGGTAGGGCGGCTCCCGCATCATGTCGAACGTGCGGTTGCGGTACATCAGCGCGACCGCTTCCTTGCGGATGTAGGACGACGGCAGCACCAGGTCCTCGCTGTCGCCCCACGTGTCGGCGCTCGCCAGCGCCAGCAGTTCGCGCTGAGAGCGCTCGAAAACGGCGACGTAATCCGGGATCGGCGTCCCGCTCGAGCGCGTCGGGTAGTCGAGCTGATCGAACCCGAGCACCTTCCATGCGCCGTTCGCACTGTTGGCGCCCGAGCTGAACCGGAAGCCCTGGTAATAGGACGCGCTGCCGACGTTGAACCAGAAGCGCTCTCTGTAGCGCGGCCAAGCACTCGTCTCGCTCGTCACCGCCACCGCCGACTGCAACCCCACCGACCACCAGGCGCCGTCCGTATAGTTCTGGATGATGTCGAACGTGCCGCCCGTCGCTGAGAGCGTGAACAGGTTGGTGCTGTAGTCGTAGGAGCAGGAGAACGTGCGGCCGAGCGCCAGCGCGTTCAGCGCGTCCGCGATGGCGCGGCAGAATCCATCCGGCGTGTAATCGCCCGCGTCCATCGTGGCGGTATGAAGCGCCCCCCCGGTCGGCACCCGGACATCGAGCTTGTCGTTATATCCGGCCTTGACCGAGAAGCCCCACCCCACGAACTGATCGGGGTTCTGCGCGCGCATCAGGCCCGCGACGTGCGCCGCGAGGTCGATCGCGATGTACTCGCCATTGGTCAGGGTGCTCGTGTAGTTCGTCTCGCTGGTGTTGCCCGTCCAGTCGAGCTTGTTGTTGCTGTTGTCCACGACCAGCCGCTGGTCGCGCAGGTCGGACTGCGAGAAGCCGCGCGTGCTGCTGGTCGGCCCCACCACCGTCTCGAACAGGCTGCGACCCTTGAAGTGGTCGAAATAGAACGGCACCCGCACGGTCTGACGCGCACCGATCAGCGACGCACCGCCCTGCTCAGGGATTCTGGCGAGCGACAGCTTGCCGATCGGGTAGTCGTAGGTCTGCGCCTGGTTGCGGTCCCAGCAGACCCACTTCCATTTACTGTCGAGCCGATCCAAGTAGAGCAGCGAACAGGACTGCTGGGCGATCGACTGCAGCACCGCCTGCACATAGGTCTGCTGGTTGAGGAAGCAGGCGAGGTCCCAGTCGTCGGCATAGCCGCCGCGCAGTAGCGTGCGCGCAGCGACCAGCGAGCCGAACTCCGTGGCACCCGTCTCGATCGCCCCGTCGCTGACCCCGGCTCGCACGACGAGCAGGTGGCGCGCGATGTCGGGCGCGCGCTCGATCAGCGCCGAAGGGGTGCCGGTGTAGGTGCCATCGGCGTCGTCCTGGTAGCCCTCGAGGTGAGCGAAGAACTGAGCGTCAATCTGGAACAGCGGCTCACGAATCACGGACGCGCGGAACGAGGACGGCGCGGCGGCGAGCCATTGCGACGCTTCGCTGCGGATGACCGAGCCGTGCCAGCCGTAGAAATAGAACTTGCCCTCGCCGGGCAGTGCCAGCGTGCGCGAGGGGCGGTAATGGATCTTGATCGCGGCCCAGTAGATGCGCGCCTTATTGGTGGTACCGCCCGCGAAGTTGAACGCGATCCCGTAGGTGGCCGCGTTGCCGTCGCCCGCGACGTTCCACTGCGACTTGATCGTGCCACCGAAGTCCGAATAGGACGCCACCGCCGGGACCGCGCTGGTCGCTGCGATCGAGTGGACCGTGCCGACCGTCAGCGCGAACGGGTCGTAGCTGAACGCCTGCAGGTTGTTCGCATTCGCCGGGTCGCCCGAGTAGGCGAACTCGAAGTGGAAGTCAACCGCCATGCCGAACGCGGCCGGGTTGGGCAGCGCCAGGAACAGCAGGTTCTGTCCGAGGGTCTGATCGAGCACCGCGTAGGAAGTCTCATCCGCCACGTTCATCGCGTTACGCGCGCTGCCCGCCGTGTTGGGCGTGGCGGTCGTGGCGGCGGTGTAGATGTCATTCGGCGGCACGCCGAAGTAGGCGGTCAGGTTGTCGTCGTCGATCTCGGTGTAACTGTCGCCGGTCCTGAACCCGTTGAGGCCCGTCGCATCAAGCGGCGCCAGCCGATCGCCGGCCACGACGAAATGCGAGAAGCCGGTCGAGCGGTCGAAGATCGTTTTAATCCCATGGTCGGACCACGTGATGCGCAGCTTGTTGCCGCCGTAGCCGGGGTCCGTGACGATGCCCGGCACGCCGCCGAAGCACGCGCCGGCGTTCTCCTGGCTCGCCTTGTCGCTGTAGGGCAGCGGCCACGGGGCGCGCATGTTGAGCGCGCGGAACTGCCCGTAGACGACCGGGACCGGAGCCGACGCGCCGACGTCTGGAGCGTTCGGATACGTCAGCTTGTTGACGATCTTGTTGGGGATCTGCCCGCGCACCGTGCCCTGCATGCAGGCCAGCTCGACGCCGCTCTCGGTTGTCCGAATGCTGTTGATCCGCCCGTCGAAGATCTGCGCCCGGTCGTCCGGGTCGCTCAACGACTTCTCCCACAGCCACAGCGTGATCCGCGCGCCGTGCCAAACGTGGTCGGCGAGCGAGTCGATAGCGCTGGCGCCGAGCGCCGAGACGACCTGCCGCTTGAGCGTGATCGAGGTCGTGACGTAATCGGGCCCCGGCGAGAGCAGCGGCGAGGACGCGCGCACGCCCGGCCAGTCCGCGATCGCCGACTGCCAGAGCACCGTGTTGACGTAGATTTCCTCGCTCGCAAGATTGAGCGTCACGGCGTCGGGCAGGGTGATGATGATCTGGCACAGCAGTACCGGCTGGCGGTGCTTCGAGCGCCACGCCCGGGTGAATGCCGGGGTATGCGGGCTGCTCATGGCAGCCTCTTCAAGGGCACGCTGACGTTCCACACGTCCGTGAACACGCGCTCGCACGCGACGCCCGACGCCCCGGCCAGCATCACCTCGAATAGAAGGTCGTTCTCATCGAGCAGGCTGAACGGGTAAGCCTCACCGCCCAACTGATCGAGCACGTCCTTGGCGGCGGTCGTGATCTGCGTGAAGCGCATGTCCCACAGGTTGCCCTGGTCGCCGACGTCGTTGATCGCCGGCTGGCCGCTCGGCCCCTCGATCACCGTCTGGTAGCGGAACGGCGTCTCGGTCGAGCCCGGCGAGTAGATGCCGCCCGCGTCGAGCGTGGGTGTGATCGCCACCAGGAGCTTCCCGACCGAGAAGATGGCCGAGGTATGCGCGAACGACAGTCGGATGTAACGCGCGCTGCTCGGCCCGGCGATCACCACTACGTCGCGGTTCGCGGTCAGCGTGGCGCCGGAGATGGTTCCCCAGCTCGTGCCCGGGGCGTAGCTCGTGCCATAGGTGATGGTGAGCGTCCCCATGCTCCCTGAGTGGAGCCGGAAGCCATGCAGCCCGATCGCGTTCACCGAGAGGCTCGAGCCCAGGTCGATGTCGAACTGGATTGGCGTGGCGGCGCCGGAGGGCGTGAGCCACGGCGTGTAGCGGTCGCTCTGGAGCGCGTTGGTCATCGGGTAGGCGCTGTCTTCGACCGTCGAAGGAGCGCCGCCGCCCGTGCCATTCTTGAGCGTCGCCGTGAGCGCCAGGTTCTGGCTGTTCTTGATGAACCGCGTGTTGCTCATGCCACCGCCGCGATCTCAGCGATGCGGTCATTGGCGCGCCGCAGATTCCCGGAGGGGGCGAGCAGGTCGAGCGTCACGCTGCGCGCGTCAAGCGCGTTGATCTGGTAGGTGTTGCCGCCGCCCGCGGCCGCGAACAGCCGCTGGTCGCGCAGCATCTTGTTCTGTTCGCGCAGCAGCCCGGCCAGCTCGGCGGTGTCGGTGCGGCCGGCCGCGAAGCCGGCGACCGGGCGCGCCGCAGCGAGCGCGAACGCCGGGGCGGCTGCCAGGCGCGCGGCGGCGAACGTCGGCGGCGTCAGGGCGCGCGAGGCGCCGGCCAGCGACGCCCGGAGCCCCGCCAGCCCGCCCGCGAGCGCGCCCGCGAGGCTCGAGATATTGAGCGCCGGCAGGGCCGGGAGCTTGAGCTCCGGCACGCTGACCGCCACGGCGGGCCGCGGGATGGACGGCGCCGCCACAGAGACGGCCGGAGCCGCAACCGCGAGGCTGACGGCCGGCGATGCAGCGGGCGCGACGTTGACCACGGGCGCGGCGGCGGCGGCCACCGAGACGGCGGGCGCCACCAGCGACAGATTGACGGCCGGAGCCGCGACACGCACCGCAGGGGGCGCCGGCAGGACCACCGAAACGCGCGGCGCTGGCACTGAGATGGCGGGCGCCGGAGGAATCACCAACGAGACGGCCGGGGGCGCCACGCGCAGGGCGGGCGGCGCCGGCACCGCCACGTGCACGGCGGGCGGGGCGACCGAAACGTCAGGAGCGGCCAGCGAGAGGTTCACGGCCGGCGCAGCGACGCGGACGGCGGGCGCGGGCGCCAGCGTGATCGAGACGGCCGGGGATGGCACTGAGACGGCCGCCGGCGGCGGCACGGAGACGCGCACGACGGGCGGCGGCGGCGCAGCCACGGCCGCGCGCACGGGCGCCGGAGGCGGCACGTTCACCGTGACGTCCGCCGGCGGCGGGACGGCCACGCGCACGACCGGGGGCGGCGTCGCAGCGACCGACACCGAGACGGCGGCGGTCGGCGGAGCGGCCACCGTGACGGCGGGCGCGGCAACTGAGACGACCGGCGCGGCCGGAGCGGCCACCGAGACGTTCACCGCGGGCGCCGCCACCACGACTGTCTGGGCTGCGGCCGGGGCCGCTGAGCTGAGCCCGGCACCACCGCCCGTGACACCGGAGTCAACCAGGCTGATCGCCGCCCCCGCAGGGCCGCCGCCGAGGAATCCGATGAGGAACTTGAACACCGCGGCGCCAGCGAGGCGCGCCAGTTCGGCCAGCACCTCGTTCACCAGCGACTTGAAGATCGTGACCATGGCCGACTTCAGCGTCTGCCCGGTCGTGAGGAGCTGGGACGCCACCGTCTGGAATCCAGACTGGAGGCCGTTATAGAGCGCGCTGAACGCCGCGTTCGCGATCGCCGTCTGCGTCAGCATGTCCTCAACGGCCGACTTCCAGCCCTCGGCGACCGATGCGAACGCCGCGCGCAGCTTGGGCGCCTGCGCGATCAGGTCCTGCTGTGCCTTCCGTGCCTTGTCGAAGTCGAACGGGATGGGCTGCGAGATGGGCGGCAGCGGCGGCGGGGTGGAGCGCGCCACGATGCCCTTCGGCTGCAGGGTGGCGCCCTCCTGCTCATCCCGCACCGCCTTGACCACGACCTTGAGCTGCGCGGCAGTGAGCTTCACGCCGAAGGCGAGCAGCACGGCGTTCAGCGAGTCGAAATCGCCCGCGGCGCGCAGGATCGCATGCAACTGTGCGGTGTTCGCCTTGACGCCATATTCCTTGAGCGCCGCGTCGAGCGCGGGGATGTCGGACTCCGCGCCGATGCTGACCTTGATGCCCTTCTTCTCGAGTCGCGCCTGCGCGTCGGCGAGGTTCCGGTCGAGCTGCTCCTTGTCGAAATCAACGCCAACCTTGATGAGCGCGTCGCGGATCTGCAGGCGCTTGGTGGAGTCGTCCACTTTGTGGATCTCGGCCTGGAGATCTCTCGCGCGCGCGGCGTTGTCCTCGAACAGGCGCTCAAGTTCCGCGAGTTCCTTCTGTGCGGGCGTGAGATCGACCTTCGCCAACTCCTTGAGCTTCTGGGCGAGGTTGGGATCTTCCTGCACGGTGACGTGCGGCTTGACGACCACGTCGACCTGCTGTGGCGTCAGGTGGACGCCGAGCGCGCCGAGAGCCGACGAGATTGCCGCCGCGGCGGGCACGAGCTTGATGCTTTCGATCTCGTGCCGGAGCGCCTTGATGCGCTCCGTGAGCAGCTCGACGTTCTTCGCGTCGGACAGGCCGGGACCGAACAGAGGGCCCTGCGTCAGATTCGGAATCGCGCCGGGCGCGGGGTTCTTGAGCTTGGCGAGCCTCTCCTCGGCATCGGCCAGTTGTTTGTTCAGCACATCGAGCGCGTTTACCTCGACGTGCTTGCCGGAGATCTCCGCAATGATGTCGCGCAACTCCTTGAACGCGGCAACCATTGCCAGCGCGACCGGGATGGTGTTGGCCTTCCATCCGTTCGTTAGGCCGACCCACTGGCGGTTTAGTTCGTCCGTCTGCTTGTCGAGCGCGCGCGCGCCCTCGAGCGTCTTGTCGCTCATCACGACGCCGAGCTTTTCCATTTCGCTGCGGGCGTTCGGGAGCTGCTGCGCGAGCTGGTCGATCTTCCCGAGCAGCACGGCCGATCCGCGGCCGAGCAACTGGTATGCGACTTCGACGCGCGCGGCGTGGTCCTTGCTGGCGGCGAGGATCTGAACAAGCTGGTTGAACGCCTGCCAGGTGTCCTTGGTCGTGATGCCGAGCTTTTTAAGCAGCGGGTCCTGCGTGGCGATCGCGCGATTGAGGAAGTTGAACGCGATGTTCGCATCTTCGGCGCTGCCCCCCGCTTCGCGGAGGATCTGCTGCATCGTTTGCAGATTGCCGACCGAGACGCCCGTCTGCTTGGACAGGTTGTCGAGCCGCTCGACTTCATCCGCGAGCGAGTGCGCGGCCTTGCCGGCCGCTGCGGCGCCGGCCCCAATGATCGCAAGCACAGCGCCCAGCGGGCCGAGCCCGGATGCCACCCTGCCGACCAGCGCCGAGAAGCCGCCCAGCGAGCTGGAAACCTGCTGAAGCTGTGCGGTCGCCTCGTCGCGCGCGCGAATCAGGATCTCGATGGTGTTCGGACCAGCCACCCCGCCCCCCGCTACTTCATCCGCGCCGTAGACGGTGGGCCGCGGAAGGATCCGCACTCACCGATGCCGCCGCTGCTCTCCTGAGACTTCTCAATCTCTGCCAGCTCGTGCGCGCTCGACTGAACGAGCACGAGCCAATCGAACATCAGGTGCCCGATGTCCGTGTCGCGCCGGTGGAGCACGTCACGGCTGGGGCTCCTCGGCAGCTTCGCCAGCTCGCACAGCGCCCTCGCCAGCGGCAGCCCCTCCGGGCTCCCCAGGAAATCGTTCGGTGGTTCCGGCCCCCGTCGCCGGTGCGAGCCCCGACAGTTCCGCAATGGCCGCGGTGATCGCCGCGCGGTTCGCCATCTTCAGCGCCCGCCAGTCCGCTTTGCCTTCGGCGGGGCCGTCGAACGAGAACTCCGGCGCCGCGATGCCCTCGCGCGCGATCGCCCGCATGAGCTTGGATTCGGCCTCGAGATCCCGTGCGGCATCCCCGGTCAGGAGCGCCGGAGCCGGGATGCCCCGGAACGCCACGATCAGCAGCTCGGGATCGATCGCACGCACCCGCACGCTGACCCGGCGCCCGTTCTGGAGTTCCGGCAGGTCGATCGTGCGCTCCTCGATCTGGAAGTCGTCCGCGCCCGCCAGCGGCGCCGTTGCCTCTTGCATCCGTCCTCCGCGTTGGTAGGCTTATGGCGTCACCCTTGGGAGGTCGCCAATGTCTTTCCTTTTCGTCCTCGCCGTGCTCTGGGCCTACGTTGCTGCTTCATTTCTTGCGGGCTGGGTTGCGGCCACGAAGGGCCGCAACCCGTTCAACTGGATCGTTCTGTCTCTGTTCCTCAACCCGCTATTCGTGCTCGTTGCCTTGGCCGCCGTGCCAGAGATAGACCGCTCGGCACCGACCGAGGAGGAAGCGCTCCGTTCCTTCCGGCCCGATCTCACGGAGCAGCACCGGATGGACGCCGAGCGCCGCTCCTAGCCCTGAGTGATCGGGCAGTTCGCTCCGCACGCGACGGCCACCGAGAACGCCGAACCGTTGGCGTCCTTGAACGGCCGCCACTTCACCGTCTGACGCACCGGCGCGCCCTGCGTGACCTCGTGCGCGTGGCCGCTCATCTTCGCCTTGCCGCTCGCGGTGCTGAGGGTGTAGGCGGTGCCGGTCCCGCTCGGGCTCGGCTTGGTGAACGCTGCGGTGATCGCCGCCGCGCTCGCCGACTGGTTGATGAAGCTGGTGATGGCCGTCATGGAGTCGTAGTCGCCCTCGAACTCCCACTCAGCATCGAGGTTCGAGAGGCGAATCGGCTCGGTGATGTAGCCCGAGAGGCTCGAGAACCCCTCCTGATACACGTTGTTCTTGCACGTCAGCTTGGCCTTGAAGTAGCCCGTCGTCGCGGGCGAGACGAGGCCATCGGCGAACGTGCAGTGGGTCGAGACGAGCCCGTCGTAGGTCTGCTGCGCCAGCGCCGGGGTCGGCGTGGCCGAGGGCGTCACCAGCTTGCCGACCACCGTCACGCGCAGGGTCGGGATGTTCTCCTTGCCGTCGTAGCTCCAGCCCCACGACCAGACCGCCTCGTCGACCTTGCAGCCGGTGAGCAGCAGACACACGTTCGAGCCGCCCGGCTTTCCGTCGACGAACTCCATCGTGGCCGAGTTGAGCGTGTTCTTGTTTTGGAACGTGTGGATGTAGGGCGGTGCGCCTCCGGTGGTCGATGCGACCTGGTAGGTGCCATAAGTCGTGGCGCCCATGATGAGGTCGTGCAACATCAGGATGCCGGTCGGGTCGGTGGTGCCGGTGCCGCCGTCGTCGATGTCGATATACTGCAGATCGGTTTCGAAGGTCGCTTTGACGCGCGTGCCGCCCTTGGCGATGCCGGCCACGACCGGCGAACTCCCGGTGAACAGATCCGACGAGATGGCGCCGACGCCGATGTCGAAACTCATCAGCCGCACCGGCATCTGCTTCGTCGCCGTGGGGTTCGTGGCCCACGTCGCCTCACGCTTGAACTGGAGTAGCGCGTCAACTGGTGATGCTGGTCTTGCCATTTCCCCACCCCCCTACCCCGCGGCCCCTGCCGCGCGGTGCTCTTTGACCTTACGGATTCAATGCGTCCGTTCGGATTCGGATACTCCCCGGCACCACGGCCGCCGCTTTCCCTGCCCCAGCCGCGTTCGGGTCCAATACAGGCAGGTACCCGAGCGCCCAGAACTGCTGACCCAATAGCGTCCCGTCGCGATCCGCGAGGCTCCCGCCCTGTGCGCGCACCACGCGCTTGAAGTCGGCCACCGCGTTCCGAAGCGCGCGCCCCGGCGCGGCGACATCTTCGGTCGCGATGACGAAGCGCAGCGGCACCGTTTCCTCGTAGGCCGGCCCGCTCACCTGGTCCTCGCCCGACTCGCCGACCTCGATAAACAGCCCGGGCAATGGCTTGTCGAGATCGGCAGCGCCGAGAAACTCCTCGACCGTCTGGAATGCCGTCTTGTACTTGCTCGCGTCGCCGTCGATGGCCGTGAACAACTCGATCAGCCGGTCCATGACGAGGTTCATCCGCGCCTCAAGCACCGCCATTGGCGACCCTCACGATCTGCGTCACGACCTGCTGCCCCGCGAGCGCCCTTACCTCGGCGTCGGCGTCGTGCTCGGCACCCGCGAACACATGGCGACCGCGCACGCGCACCTGCTTCACGAGCTGATAGAGGAACTCCATCCGCGAGCGACCACCGCCGCCCGCCTTGCCGCCCTGCTCGCGCACGATGAACAGACGCCCGCCATGCGAGCGGATGAGGAACGCGCCGGGGATCGAGCGGGCGCTTTGTCCGGCCCAGCGATCGACACCCTGCGGCGTCTGTGCGGCCGCCAGCGGAATGCGCAGCAGCTTGCCGCCCGTGATGGTTCCACCGTTCTCGAGGAACCGCACGTGCTTGTCGGGCGAGCCCGCACCGGCCGTCATGACGCCGCCGGCCTGATGGGCGCGGGTCAGGACCAGGCGCGCGCGCGAGCCGCCCGAACGTGCGGCCAGCGTGTCGCCACGCCCGCCCGTGCGACCGAAGAACGGATTGTGCCCGCCCGCGTCCGACATGCGATGCTTCAAGGCCGCGAGCACGCGCGCCGCGGCCGCGTTGAGCCCTCGCTCCTGCGTGGCCTTAGCGCCCTGCGCGGCGCGCGTCATCCGGGTCGCGGCTTCCGCGGCGCCCGTGACGGTCAGCCCGATCAGGCTCGCGCTCATCCGACTCTCGAGAACAGCACGATGCCGCGCAGGACGTCGGCCGGCCAGTTGAAGTCGCTCACATACTCGGAGGCGTTGAGCATTTGGACGTTGCCGGTCCGCCCGCGCGCCTGCCGGAAGTCGTCCCATAGCACCTTGACCATGCGCTGCGACAACTGCTGGAGCTGCTGCCAGCCGTCGAAGCCGCGCGCATTGACGCCCGCGAGCGGCGGCAGGTAGCCGGCCACGCACTCGACCTCCACGTTCTGGCTGCCGACCGTCCACGCGCCATAGGGCAGGATCACCTTCGACATTCCGGGAATGGTTTCCGAGACGATGCGCATGCCCGTCAGGCTGACCGCGGTCAGGTTGTTGTTGATGTCGCGGAAGTTGATCGCCGACACCGAGACGAGCGGCGACTCCTCGACGTAGAGCACTGGATAGCCTTCGTCCGACCGCTCATCGCCGCCATCGATCACGAGCGGGCCGGAGCCGAAGGTCAGGCTGGTCGCACCCGCCGCCGTCGCCGGCTTGGAAAGCACGAGCGCGGTGCTGCTGGTGATCGACTCGACGAGCGTCCCCGCCGCGGTCCCCGTCGCCGCGACCTCATCGCGCTCCCGGAGCCCCGACGTCGCGCCGGCGGTCGCGTTCGCGCTTCCGGTCGTCAGTGTGAACGTGGCAGTGACGGGCGTGCGATAGCTCCGCGCCGCGAGGCGCCGGCCGGTCGAGAACTCCAGATCGTCTGTGATCGCGTTGATGAAACTGACCACCGACTCCGGGACGTCGATGCCCTTGTCGGTGCCCTCGTTCCGGCGCAAATAGGACATCGCGCGGTCGAGCGTCAGGAAGGCGTAGGGGTGCAGATCAGGATGGTTCATCGGGCGGTGAAGGTCACTTTTTGCCAGTTCGCGCCGTTGTAGAAACAGAACACGGTGGCGGCCGTGTCCCACATGAATTCGCCGGTCTGCGGGTCCGGGATCGACGCGAACCCGCTGCCCGTCCACGAGTCGCGGCCCATCTGATTGCGGCCGTTGTCAGACATGCGGGTCAGCTTGGCGCGATTGGTTCCGGTGGTGCTGAGGCCGTGGGACGTGGCGTTCGACAGGTCGTAGACCTTGTTCCCGGAGAGCAGCACCTCGTCCTGGCCCGAGCCGCCCATGTTGATGTCGTCGGTATAGGGGCCGCCGCCGTTCTCCTGAATGATGTTGTCCCTGAACACGATTCCGATCGACGCGCCGCCCGTCATCACCGACTTGAGCGGCCGCGGTGCCTTGTTCGCGATCGGGCGCACCATGTTGCAGCCCTGAATCACGAGCCCGTCGACCTGCCCGGAGCCCGAGAGCTCAACCATCGCCGCAGTCGCGGTCGTGTCGTGAAACTCCATCCACGCGCCCGTGACCTTGTTCGCGCGCGGATAGGTGCTGCCGTTCACCGACACGCGCAGGCCCACGACGTTCGACCCGTTCGGCGGCTCGATGGTCCCGCCCGTCAGGTGCGTTTGGCTGCAGCCGTCGAACTGCACGACCGCGGTCGTGCTCGAGGCTGCGCCCTCCCAGTTGCACTGGCGCACGTTCGCCGCGAACGAGAACGGCCCGAGATAGCACGAGCCGTTCGAGGAGCAGTTGGAGACGTGAACGCGGACGATCTCCGGCAGCACCACGTCGGCGCCGGCATCACCCACGACCACCGCCCAGCTCGGCGTGCCGTCGATCACCACGTCGGCGACCAACTGCCCGCGGATCACGCCCGCCGTGTCAGCGATATGCACTCCGTAGCCGGAGCCCGAGGAGCCCTGCCCCTGGATCTTGATGTTCTGGAGGCTCGCATTCTCGCCGGTGATGCTGACCGCCGTGATCGAGGTCGACTGCCCGGTGAGGTCCAAGATCGTCGCGCCGTGACCTGCTCCCCGCACATGCACGCTGTCCGGGATCGACACGCCCGTGAACGCCGGCACACTCGTCGCGCTGTAGGTGCCCGCGGGAATGAACACGGATCCCCCAGTGCTCGCCACCGCATCGACCGCAGCCTGGATCGTTGCGTATGCCTTGGCGTTGATGAGTCCGACGATCGGCGTGGCCACCTAGTTCCCCTCGTGCTCCGGCTCGTGCACCGGCTCATCGGCAGCGACGAAGAACTCGCCGAAGTTCGCGAGCGCCTCAGCCGCCTGGGCCGCTTCCATCTCGCAGACGTCGCCCGGATTGAACGACTGTCCGAAGCCGACGAACGCCCGCACACAACGCAGTTGTGCCATCAGTCCTCCACGATCTCGAAGGGCCCGCGCCCGTAGGCGTCGGCCTTGAAGTGCTCGAGCATGAACGCAGCCTCATCGGCAGGCACGGCAACGGCTGCGCCCGGAGCGATGTACACCGAGCCGACGTAGACGCGCGTTCCGGTGTTCCGAAGCATGACCGTCGTCGGCTGCTCGGCGGGCGGCTCCAGAATCGGATTCACCATCGCCACCGGCTGCGGGTCGCTTCGCTTGCTTCGTGCCATTGGTTCTCCGTCAGGAGTGGGGCGAGGGCCTGACGGCTGCCCCCGCCCCCTCCCCGGTTGGTCTACGACACGCGCGGCAGGCTGAATCCGGCGTTGATGGTCGGCTCCGTCGCCACGTCGTATCCGTGCTTGAAGCTCGAGCGACGAACGAACTTGAATACGTCCTGATGGTTCAGGAATCGGTAGTCGCTCGACATCCGCGCGACCACGCCACCGCGGCGGCCGATCTTGATGGCCGGCCGGTAGACGTGGAACAGCGACGTCAGCGCGCCGCCGTTGCCCTCGAGGCCCGACGCATCCGCCGCCTCCGACACTTCATCGGACACGACCAGCGGACGCCCCCACAGGCTCGCCAGCGTGCCGGTCGCCACCGTTCCGGGTCCGCCCATGACCTCGTACGTCTGAACCAGGCGCTCGCCGGTCTTGGTCTTGAGCAGCAGGGCCCACGTCATTCCCATGTTGCTCGTGAGCCAGAGCGAGTCCTTGATCTTGTGGGCGTAGCGACCCTGCGAACCGAAGATCAGGGCCGAGTTGTCGCCCGTCAGCGCGGGCGCCAGGTTGACCGGCGCCACGATGCCGGCCGTCACCATCGCGGCATGCCAGTAGCGGATGCCGTCGCCGCAGTTGCGGATGTCGTTGGTCGCGAACGCCGCACCGCCGTCGATCTGCGCCGTCGACTGACCATTGACGAGCCAGCGCTCGTCGCCACGGTTCAGCGAGTAGGCGCCCTCGCGCATGATGAAGTCGCCGCCGTTGACGACCGCGTCCTCCTCCCAGAACGGGGTCGCCACGACCGCCGTGCCGTAGCCGACTGCCGAGAACTGGAACCGCTTCGTGGTCCAGTTCTGCGGGGTCAGCGTCGCGTCGGTCGTGTTGCCGGCGTCCGCCGTGTTCTCCGGCAGCTTGTTCGGGTAGAGCTGCGATCCGAGCACGCCCATCGTGTAGGTCGGGTTCGGCATCGGCACTTCCTCGAAGTAGCCGAGGAGCACGCGCTCCGTCTCGACGTAGTCGAGAATGCGGCTGGACATCGCATCGGACGGCACCCAGAAGCCACCCGTCGAGGTCACGCCGTCCGACATCGCGAGCTGCACGGCCGGCTGGATGCGCGCGGCCAGCTTCTCGAACTCGTCGGCACCCTTGAGCGTCTTCCACGCCCCGGACGCCACCATCGCCGGCCACGAGTTGCCGATCTTGGCGAGCTGGAGCGCCAGCACGTCCGACACCTCGCGGAACCGCTTCAGCAGGCGCTTGGTCGAGGCGTCGTCGATGCCGAGCGATGCGTCCGAACGGCACACGACGTTGTACTGGCCGACGTCCATCTTCGACAGCGAGTGCGCCACCGGGTCGTTCTGCGGGTTGTCGCCGGGGGCGAGCGTCGACTCCCAGCGCGTGACGCCAGAGAGGTCGAGCTTGTCCTTGTCGTGCGGAGCGTCGGGGACGTTGCGGAGCGCCTTCTTGTAGTCGGAGAGCGTCTCCTTGTAACCGTCCATCGTGTCCGACACGTCCTTGTGCATCTTCTCGACGACCGACAGCTTCTCGCCGAGCGTCCGGTTCTCGAGGCGCAGCGACTGCGCTTCGCCCTGGATCGCGGAGAGGAACTCGGCGGCGATCTCGTTCGCCTCCGTCTCGCTCTTCGCCCCGGCGAGCTGCGCCTTGATGTCCTTGTTGAGATCCACCTTGCTCATCCCCCACCCCTCCCAGGTTCGCCGGCCCCTGCCGGCCCCTTATTGCTGCACCCATTTGCCCGACTGAGGTGCGGGCGAACCAGACAGTTACGACGCCTGTTTGAATCCTCCGCGGATGCGCGCGAGCGATCCGGCGATCCACTGCCGACGCTCGGCCTCGCGCTTCTTCTCCTGCTCGGCCATGCGCGCGAACAGCCCGCGCGGGGCGCGCGCGAGTACCCGAGCCTCGACCTCATCCGGATCGAGCGCCCCGTCGTGCTGCTCGGAGGCCGCGATCTTGAAATAGCGGGTTCCGCTGATCGCTCCCGACATCACGGCCGAGAACTCTTCGACCTCGGAGATTCCGTCATAGACGTATACACACTTGCCGCCGTCCTGCCCGTAGTCCATGCCGGCGACGTGCTCGCAGTCGCCAGCCTGCTCGCCACAGATCGAACAGGCGAACGAATCGCAGTACATGCCGATCGAGGCTTCCGTGACCTGGCCGCCCGAGATGGCCGCCGAGAGGCCGCGCCCGTTGACGAACGGCTGCTCGTTGAGGACGTAGAGGAGCGGGCCCGCCCACTTGGCTCCGTTCGCGTCGAGCGACGAAAGCCCGCGGAACGCGGTCCCCACCGGCAGCACGCGCGGGTCGCCGGGATAGACGGCGTGATTCACCATGTAGGGCGTGCCGGGCATCATGCGGGCGATCGAGTCGACCGCATCGGTCGCGATCGCGCGCCGTCCGTCCTTGAACGGCATGTCATTGACGAGCCACAGGCCGAACACAGACAGGTCATCGGCCGTGAGCGTGGAGAGCACGCCCGGCAGGGCGTTGATCTCAGCCAGGCACTCGTCCATCGAGGGCATCTGCGGGCCGGCCGGCGCCTCGGGGGCTGGCGCCGTACCGGCGAGCCGCACGCCGGGAATCGTGAACGTCTCGCGCACTCGATAGACCCTGCTCATCCCGTTGCCTTCTTTCGCTTCTGAGATCCCACCGCATGGCGCGTCAGCCGCGTCGCCTGCGCCTCAGTCGATGCGCTGCTCGCGCGCACGCGCACCCCGCGCCCGATCTCGGGCTTCAACGCCCCGCACCAGAAACACACGTCCGAGACGCCGCACACTTCCTCGACGTTGTGCGCCGCGCATGTCTCGCAGCGCCAGAATCGTTCCCGCAGGCCTTCGCGGCCGGTGAAGGGCCGGTCCATCTCGGGGCGCTTCATCGGCGCCCTACCAGGATTCGGGCGATCCGGTTGGTGGGCGCTGCGCCGGAATCGTCGGCGGACTGTGAGAGCGCCTTCCGGAGCCGGATCGCCTCAATCCGATTGGCGAGCAATGCCTGATTGACCACCGGGGCGGTGGTGCATACGCAGTTGCACGTCTCGCCCGGAGGTGCGCCCGGATCGCCGGGGAACTGCATCTCCGTGCCGCCGACGTCGAACGTGTCTCCGATCGCGCGCACCTGGCCGTCGAGCCCCTGGCCGCCGTCCGAAGCGCCATAGATGCCGTTCGGATCCTCGGAATGCCGCCCACCCAGGCCGCTGCGGCTCGTGAGCCATTCCATTTGATCGACGACACCCGACTGCTGATAGGCTTCCTGCGCTGCAAAGTTGTAGGCCGACAGGCTCTCGGTGCGGGCGATCGTGAGCGCCTGGTTGCGGCGCGCGTCGAAGGTGTCGTGAACGGCCGCGATCATCTGCTCGAGCGAGCCGCCCGCCTCGACCGCTGCGGCGAGATTCTTCTGCAACATCTCGCGCGTCGTCTGGTCGGGGATCGAAAGCGCACGCGCCGCCTGATCGGTCAGGAACCGCGCCGCGCGGGCATTGTTGGCATCGAACCCGACCTCAAGCGCCACGTTCGCGATCGCCTCGACATCAGCGAGCGCCTCGACGCCGCGCTCCCGCACGATCCGTTCGAGCGCCTTCTTGAACCGCGCCTCATCCTCCGGGTCGGATTCCGGAACCAGCGAGTTCATGTCGAGCGCGTCGAGTGCCACCTTCCGCGCGCCATTCTTCGCCGCTGCGACGCCGCTGCGCTTAACCCACGCCTTGACCTCGCGCAGCGCGTAGGCCCGCTGGCCAGCCAGCCGCTCGACGCACAGCGCGAGCAGGCTGTCCGACATGGCGGCGAGTCCCTTCGCCGACTTCTTCCTGCGCCCGAGTTGCTCGGCATTCCGCGTGACGAGTGAGAGCCGCGACGAGTTCTTGGTCGGCGGCTTGACGTCGGGCGCATTGGGGATCGCTCCAGAATCCGCCCCCACGGCGGGGAATGTCGGCTTGGGAGCGTCGTAGAGCTGGTCATCTTCCGGCCGCTGGGTCGTCTCGCGGCCCATCTCCTCGCGTGCTTCGTTGCGGGTGATGATCGCGACCCCACCGGCCAGGATCGACAGCGACTTCGCCTGGTTGAGCCGCGCATCGGCGATCGCCAGCACGTGGTCGTAAGACAGCTCGACCTCGAGCTGCTTGCCGAACAGCGGCGCGAGGCGCTCGGTCAGGATGTCGTCGATCCACTCGGCCATCGGCACCACGCCCGACAGCCAGTAGTTCGACAGATCGGTTGAGGCGCCCGCATCCGAGAGGCCGCCGCCCTTCTTGATCCCCATCATCACGGGCGGAATGCCGAGCGCGCGGATGATCTTCGCCTCGATGATCGCGAGCTGCTCCTCGAGCTTCATCTCGTTGAGCGTCATGCCCGCGGCCAGGAACTTGAGGCCCTGGACGATGACCGGCATCCAGCGCCCGGCCTTGGGCCCATGGAGTCGCGCGATTGATTCCTGCAGCTCGCGGATCTTCGCCGGGCTCATGGCCGGGCCCACCGGCAATCCGTCCTTGCCGCCCAGGTCGGTCGTCCACACGCCCGGCAGCACCGCGCCGTTCTTGAAGAAATCACGCTGCCACTGGAGCGCGTAGTACTCGCCGAGGTACGCCTCGCGCACCGCGGTCAGCGGCGAGAGCCCGACCGGCTCATCCTTGGGGTTGTAGCGCGGGAACTGGATCACGTTGCGAACGTCGACCGGCTCCCACGCCGAGAGGCCCGCCCGGCGATGCATGAAGCCGCGCATGGTGCGGTTCTCGCCTGGCACCGGACGCATGTCCTGCCCCGGCAGGCTCCGATATTCGACCGGAGACTTTCCGCTGCCGAAGAACTGGAGGAACCAGTAGGCGTTGCCGTTCAGGAGCAGCGATCCGACCGTGTCGGCGAGCTCCTGGCGGCCCGTCCGTTCCTCGTTCGCGTAGCACAGCAGGTCGAGCAGGTTGCCGCCCTCGTCGACCCGCTTGAACGTGCGCTCCAGCTTCCGCCGCGACTTGCCGGTCCCCTGCCACACGATCCACTTGCCCTGGCCGATGTCGCGCTGGAGCTGCTCGACGCCCGCGGCCACGGTGGGCGTCTTGAGGAACGCCTCGAGCGGGTCGAGATCGTTCTGCGCGAGGTAGAACATCTGATTCATCCACTGCGCCGGCCAGTCGGGCATGTCCCGCGATGCCTTGCCGACCACCGGCCAGCCCATGACCGTCAACGCCGCGCGCACGCGATCGCCGAACGACAGGTCTGACAGCATCTCCACGCGCGGGGAGGTGTCGCCCTCGTTCTTCCCGACCAGCACCAGCGAGCGCCCCTTCATGCCGCCCACACCTCCGCGCGGCTGAAATGCCCACGGCAGACGTAGCCGAAGCAGTCGAGCCCGTGGTTATCGCGGTCGACCGGCTGGTCGGTGCGCTTGTCACTCGCCTCGCTCGAGGCCGGACGCGCGCCCGGCCAGCGGTAGCGGCCGAACTCGCGCAGGACCGAGGTCGGCATCTTGTCGGCGGCCAGCCCCTGATCCTCGTAGACGAGCATGTCGCGCACGAAGTAGACGCGCCGCTCGTTCAGGGCCGCCGATGCGGCGAGCAGCATGGCCGTGATGTCCTTCATGGCCGGCGCGGTCCAGACGCCCGCCTTCGCGAGCTCGCTGCGCCATCCCAGCTCGTGATCGCTCCAACTCTCGGTCAGCGAGAACTCGGACAGCGCCGGCCACAGGGCGCGCGCCTCGTCCTCATCGGCGAGGCAGTCGCGCATCGCGCGCAACTCCTTCGCCTCCTCGGCGAGCACCGTTGCCGCCCAATCACTCGGCGCCCGGCCCCGGCCGTAGAGCTCGCGATAACAGACGATCACCCCGTCCGGGCGCTCGGCGTACCACTGGCAGACGAACGGATGGTTGACGCCGAAGTCGAAGCCGCGGATGCGCGGCCAACTCGGCGGCGGGAAACCGCCCCAGCGCTTCCAGTCGTCGGGGCGGTCGATGATGTGGACCGCAGGGTCGAACGTGCGGCCATAGACCAGCCCCTCGCCGCGCACCCACCGGCCGAGCACCAGACGCTCGTATTCGACCGTGCCCTTCAGGCTCGCGCGGCGGCGCCGATAGTCGTCGGTCAGGTTCTCTTCGTTGTCGTCGGGCTGGGAAAGGATGACCTCGTAGGTCGCCCCCGTTTCGGGCATCACGTCCTGCCGCATGCCCTTCTCTTCGACCTGGTAATCCGCGTTGATCCAGTGCTCGGGGTCGTCGGCGTTGCAGATCAGGACCAACTGCCGCGGGTTCATGCCGAGCCGCTTCGCGAGGGCCTCGAGGTAGGGCTCGGTGAAGTTCAGGCGCGTGCCGGCGAACACCATGTGCGAGCGCTCGAACTGCTCGGCCTGGTCCCAGATCATCAGGCCCCATTCGGTCGACAGGTTGCGGCCCGGATCCTTCCAGCCGAAGGCGCCGATATAGCTCTGGCGCGTCAGCCCGTCCGGACATGTGACGGGCGGGAAATAGAACCGGCTTTCGCCGTCCTTCCAGCACTGCCGCCACACGTCAACGCCGACGATCTTGCGGAACGTCTCGAGCGTCGAGCCGTCCATGCTCACGCGCTCATACCGGCACAGCGCAATCGGCAGCCCCGGAAGCTGGCTGCCGTAGATGAGCGCCTTCATGATCGCGGAGAACGACTTCCCCTTGCGGACGCGGCTCGAGAAGATGACCGTCTCGGCGGTCGACAAGATGCATCGTTCCTGGGCGTAGGAGTTGGGGGCGAGCGAGACGCGCACGGCCGGAGCCGAGGCCCCGGCGTTACCCATCGTCATCGCCGCAACCAGCAGGAACCACACCGCGCCCGCCTCCCTGCTACTGCCCTGCCGCCCCTGGCTTCGGGAAGTTCTTCAGCTCGACTGAGAACACCGGCCGCGCTGCCTCGTCCAGCCTCATCGTCTGTTCGCTGCGCTTGGGCTGCCCGTACCGATCCATCCACTCGCCCGTCGCCTTGATCCGATCGGACCACCGCGCCCGCTTGTCGCGCGCGCATTCGGCGAAGATCTCCCTGGCTTCCGCCTCGCAGAACTCCCGGTCAATCTTTCTTGCGAGTGCTTGGTTGGCGGCTAGCCGCGAGTTTGCGCGATTGGCCGCGAGCTGCCGCTCGGACATCCGCTTGCGTTTGACGGGCGTCCCGTCCTTGCGTCGTGCGCGCTTCATCGTTCAGTTCTGGTGGGGCGGCCGCCCTTTGCTTCCCCGTCAACCCGACCGCCCCACCGGCCGCCCCCTCGATCAGTACAGGCGCTTCGGGTACCGAATGAAGCACCGCACGCCCGATAGCTTCGGAGTCGTTCCGCCCTGGTCGCCCTGCACGCGCAGTCGAATCAGCCCGGCGCCATAGCAGTTGATCGCGGTCGGGAGCGCATCGGCGTCAGCGAGCAGGACGCCCGAATATCGGACGTTGGACGTCCCCCCGAAGCCCTGGTCGACCACGGCGACATTGCCGGCCGCCGAGGTCGGCCCGGCCGGCCAGTTCTCCCAGATCGTGATCGGGATGCCCGCCGCCGTGTAGGTCGGCACGCCGCGCTGGACGACGTAGTAGATCGAATCGCCTGCAGCGTTCGACGTCTGGGCGGTGAAAGTCACGAACGCCTGGACGTAGGGAAGGATTCCGGACGCCGGATTCGCGGCCGGCCAGTCCCAGTCGGCCGTGTTGATGACCACGAAGTCGGAATCGCTCTCGTCCGTGACGAACGTCGTATCGAGGCCGGTCGTCCAGAACGGGTGAATCTCGTTCCACTCGATGGCGTGCGCCGGAGTGGAGATGGCGAGCGTGGCGCCCACCAGAACCGCGAGGAAAGCCGAGAAACCGAGAACACGCTTCATAACCGCCACCCCTCCCCGTCCCTGGCCGCCCCTGCGGCCCCAATAGCGCGACGCTCATGCGTCCGGTGCGCATGTAACAACGGGAAAGGGATTCGGCTCAAGAATCCTAATCGCGCAGCAAGGTCGGCGCGCGCGCTGGCAACTCAGGAGCCGGGGTTCGCACAACCGTGGGGTTCCAGTCCCGACTGAGCATCAACCCAATGACCAGCCGCTTATGTTCGAATATGGCGACGTCCTCAGCGTCGGCGCTGGCAAACGCGAGCGCTTCCTCGCGCGCCGCCCGCCGGGCCCGCCGCCGCTCCTGTTCGGCCAGCAGCCCGCCCTTGACGATGCGCTCGGCGACCATCTCGTCATGCTTCTTTCGCTGGCCGCGTCGGCACTCAAGACATCGCGTCGCGCCGCTCCCGCCCGCCATTAGCTCGGGCTTCATAAAGCGATCGCCGTGGTGAGCGAATGCCGTGCAGAGGCGCAGACCTTTCGCGTGGGCGTCAGCGTGACAGTGCGAGCAGGCACCATGCTTCACGATTGCGTGGCGGCACTGGATACACGGGGGCATTCGGTCGGCCTCCTTGCCGGTTAGCGCTCAAACCTCGCCGTGCGGTGGAACGTGTCCACCGTCACCTGGCCGTACTTGAACGCGCGGTGCCACACGCCGGGCGCGGTCTGCGTCGCGGCGCCCAGCGGCACGCCCAGATAGCCGTTCGCCATCGGCGCCGGTGCCCAACTCGAGCGGTCGCGCGCGTAGTCGTCGAGCCACCACGAGGCATAGGGAATCGTCGAGCGGAAGTCGGACGGCCCGACGATCAGCGCGCCACCGCCCAGGCACGAGGAGCCGAGCGCGAACCGCATGCCCGCTTCGTCGACCACGTCGCGCGCGAGGCAAATCGGCGATAGCGCCGGCTGGGCGGTGTAGAACGCATCGTCCGAGATCAGCCCCCATGACGGGTCGCCGATGTTCGAGTCCCACGTGCCGCCGTTCTGCTGCGGCCAGTTCTCGCGGCACCAGCCGTTGAAGATCGGCGAGGGACCGCGCGAGCCGCCGTTGCCCACCAGGATGGCGTGCGGGTACTTCGCGCGAAGGATCGTCGCGATCAGACGCTTACCCTGACGCATCGCTCCCGCCCACATCGCACACACCTGCTCGCGAGTCTGCGTTGGGTTCGTGCGCCATGGCTCGAGGTCGAGCGTCGGGTTCGTGTACCACATCCACGAGTCGTCAGCCGTGAAGCGCTCGAGGAACAGGCCATCGAAACAACCGGAGTCCATCAGCTCGATGCATGCGCGCGTGATCGCGTCCTGCACTTCCGGGAGGTCCAGGCGCGCGTAGTTCTCCCACACGCCTCCGGGGGCCGCGCAGAAGCGCCCCGCGATCGCCTGGTATAGCCGCCCGGTCCAGCCGGTGCCGCTCGACGGCCAGATGCACGGCGCGAGCACGTGGGCCAGGATCTTGAGCTCGGGGTTGAGCGCCCGCAGCCGTGCGAACGCCTCGCGGTGCCCGTCGTAGACATCGATCGGCGAGACACTCCAGATCGAGAAGCGCGCGATCTGCGCGAGCATCGCCTGATCGATCACGCCGTTGACGATCAGCGGAGCACCGCGGCCGTCGATGCTTTCGTGCAGCCAGATCCGCGGGTACTTCTCCAGCATCGGCGTCAGCTTGTCGTTCGGCCAGCTCATGGCGTTCCTTTCCGGGCGGCGATGGCGTCCATGATTGCGAACGCGACCGAGCTGTCCGTTTCGCGCGCGTGCTCGAATGCGATCTGCTCGCACGCGGCGCGCTCGGCTTCCCGCTCGGCGAGGATCGCGGAGGCGATGCGGTCGATGAGCGTTTCGGTGTCGGCGCCTTCGATGTCCACGGTGCTCATCACGAGGTGGTGCGCCGTCTCTCTCGCCTTCGCCAGCGCGGCGGCCTGCGGGTCGGTGGTCATGGCTTGCCGAACCATGCTGCGAGAGCGCGCCCGCGCTTGTCGTAGTAATCGAGGCTGCCTTCCTTGCATCCCGCGCCGCAGTTGTCGCACAGGATTTCGACCATGAACGCGGTCGGGTGATCGTGCTCCGGGTGGCGCGGCATGTTCGATTGCTTCCGCCCGCAGCCGGGGCACCGCAAGTGAATCCGGCCCGGCCGCAGCGGCTTGAATCCTGAATGGCGGATCATTTCTCCCCCCTCAGCGCCTTCTCGATGGCCGCGAGCGCCCGCTTCGCTTGCCCCTTCGGTGTGCCGTCGTTGATGTAGTCGCCGCGCACGATCTTTTCGAACGCGGGCACCGCCACCCGCAGCGCAGCGACGAGGCGGGCGCGCTCGCGGGAGCATTCGGTTTCGGGATCGTTCTCGACATCCTCCAGCGGGCAGATGTCCAGCCCGCCGTCCAGCAACTCGCGGATGCGTTCGGCGCTCATGAGCGCAGCCCTTTCGCCATCTCGGAGAACAACTGATCCAGCACCGTCACGTATGCGCCGAAGTCGGACGCTTCGACCTTGTGCATTGGATAGGCGTCGCCCCTGATTTCCACCTGCCCATCCACGAGCGTTGCGGACCACCTACCATGCTCGGACCTGATGATGTCGGTTCGTTTCGTGCGAGTCGGTGCGCTCATTCCGGCTGCCCTCCCTGCGGGGGCGTCGGCTCCCCGCTCGCTGCCTCGCGCTCCATCGCGGCGAGCAGGATGCGAACCTTTTCGGTGGCCTCCTGTGCGTTCTTCAACGCCTGCGGATGGCACGACTCGTCCGCGTGCATGCGGCCACAAAGCGCGGCCATCCACATGTGCGCGTCCTTCAGTACCTCCCCGACCTGCCGTCGCAGCGATGCCAGCGCCTGCTCGGCGTCGAAGCATCGCCCCGCGATGATGCGATCCTCGGCTTTAAGGCTCGCGTGCTCGGCCCGCAGCGCGTCGTGCTGCTGCTGGATTTCCCCGATCTGCTGGTCGGCGTTGTCGTACTTCATTTTCCAGTACGCCCGCTGTTCATCCAGCGCCCACTCCCGCTGCTGCGACTCCGCGAGATCATCTTCGAGCTGGTTGCGCTGCTCGCGCATGATCGTGAGCGCAGCGAGTGCGGTGTCGTATTTCGACTGCGACTCCGCGAGGGCGGCGCGGCAGTCGTCGAAGTCGAGTAGCAGGCCGAGGATTTCCGTGTCGCGCCACTTGTGGTGCGTGGCGGCGCTGCCGCCGATGTTTAGGTGCGCTTGCTGCTCCATTTGCGTTCGACGATGGACTCCGACCCGCTGCTCGTGCTCGCTGCTCGGCTGCACGCGAGCCATCAGTGGCTTTCCATCAGGCCAACGCATCACGACTTCGTGCTCTCTCGGGTGCTCGCTGCTCGGCTGGCTCATGGGGCGGACTCCCACTTCGGGATCTGCAACCCCGCGAGCAGGCAGGCCGCAGCGACGGCATTCTGGCGATCCATGCCTCCGGTGTGGGGACTGCGCCAGAGGCGGCGGATGGCGATGTGAATCTCCACGGCTGCGCGACTCAACGCTGCTTCGTGCAGGTCACGCCTGGTCGGTTTGCGGCTCACTGTCCAGCCTCCTTCCCCTTCGCATACGCACGGGCGTCCGCCTCGGCGGTGGGACCGTAGAACTTGACGCGCAGTTCTCCTTCAACGCCAGCGCACCATGCCAGACCTGGTTCGCTAGCTGATCGCCACACTCCCCACTTCGGCCGCCGCGCCGCGCGCAGGGCGTCCACGACCACGCACAGATTTACATGAGCGTCGTTGTGCTCCCACGGAAGACAATCGTGCGGACGCCCCATCGCTTTGCGGAGCCGTTCTGCCGCTGCGACCACCGCATCCTTGAGCCGTTCGATTTCTGCGCTGTCGCTCATGGCAGGCTCTCCGCTTTGGTTACGGTTCCAGACTCCCCAACGCATACGAGCGTCTCTCGCTGCGTTTCGGCCCGCCCCCGCGATCCCCTACCCATGTCCAACGCGCGGCACAGGCTCTCGACCAATCGCGCGACATCCTCGGGATCCGCGAGCTCGGGTTCCTGGTGCGCGAGCCAGGCGAGGTCCGAGCGAAACGCGGCAACGCCCTGGCGGATGGCTTCCTCCTCGGACACCCCACCGGCTCGGCTGTAGCGCCATGCCGCGGCGTACTGATCGCGGAGCATCTTGCGCGCCTCGGGCGTCAGCCGGCTCGAATACTCGGCCCAGCCGCGCACGCCGTCCGAGACGACCTCACCGCCGATCAGGAGCGCGCAGAATCGGCGCACGAACATGACCTGGGAGTAATCTGATCCGTTCACCGGGGCAGCTCCTTTCCGCACGCGATGCAGCGCGGCTCGTTGGCGTACTCGGCTAGCACCATGCCGCAGGCAGGGCACTTCGGCTCGGGGTTTGGGGTGCGTGTCGGGGTGGCGCCGTTCGTGGCCTCTGACGCGGTCCTCAGCGCTTGGCGTTCCGTCCACCGAAGCAGGGCACCCTTCGCGGACTTGAGGCCGCGGGCGTCGAACTCGACGAGGATCTTCTCGGCCAGGCCGTTGACCGTCTCGAGCGGGAGGCCGAAGCGTGCGGCGAGTTGGGCCGGGTAGCCGTCAGGAATCAGCCGATCAGGGTGGCCGCGACGACGGGCCGGCGTAGCCGGCGCTGTGCCCTCTCCCCCCGGACCCCCTACACCACCGACGTTCGAATCATTCTCTGAACTACCTACACCTAGAGTCAGAGGAAGAGAGGACTGAGGGAGTCCGATTCGGAGTCCGTCCGGGATCCGATTCGGAGTCCGAACCGGAGACATTTCGTTGCCATGCCATCGGATACGGTTAGCTCTTTTCGATGCTTCCTGCGACCTCTTATAGCTCCTTGTCTGCCGGTCGTATTCCTTGGCCTGGCCGTGCTGGTAGAGGTGCCCGGCGCGCTCTTTCATGGCGGTCTGGATCCACGGCCACGCTGCCGACCATTCGGCATCAGGGACCGCAGCGAGCCGCTGGAGGGCGTCGGGGTTGCTCGAATACCAGCCGGGCCGGTCGAGGTCGCGCCAGCCGTTGAGAAGGAGTCGCACGTACACACCCACGGCCGTAGACGGCCACTCGCGGGTGTCGCGCAGGAAGTCGTGCACGCGCAGGTTGAAGTCGTCGCAGCGTTCGGAGCGGCTCACGGCTGCCCCGTCACGCTGGAGTCACGTTCTGCGGGCTGATTGAGCAGCGGCGCGTCCCCTACGATCCGGCGCCGTGCGATCTCGGCGTACTCCGGGGACAGCTCGACGCCGACGAACCGGCAGGACTCCCGGAGCGCCGCGATGCCGGTGGTCCCGGAGCCCATGAACGGGTCGAGCACGAGCGCGCCAGGGCGTGCGACGAGGCGCACGAGCCACTGCATGAGCGCGGCCGGCTTGACGGTGGGGTGGTGGTTGCGCGCGGCGTCGAGCCCGACGTTGCGCTCCGCGCCGTCCGCCTTCGCGCAATAGAAAAAGCGCGAGGCGCCGCCAGACTCCGCGCCGCGCGGTGCTTCGCATTCCTCCTGCCCTATATAGGGGCTGAATATGTCGGAATCTGTCGCGCCTCTGCGCGACGGATTGGCGCCGCTCGTCAGCTCGCCCGCCTGCTCGTCGAGCATCCGCGCCGCTTCCTCGTCGAGCACTACATTCGCGGGCCAGCGGCCTACGGTCGCGGTCGCGGTCGCGGTCGCTCCGTAGCCGCCGTAAGAGTTCTCCGGCGCTCCCATCGGCTCGTTGACGCGCTCCTCGGTGCCGATCCGGCACCCGTCCACGTTGAGCGCGCCCACGCCATGCGCCAGCACGTTCTGCGCGACCGTCCCCGCGAGCGGCTTACGCGCGAGGATGACCGGCTCCCACGCGGGTTTTAAGGCGGTGCCCCAGCCTTGCCACGATTGGGCGGCGCCGGTGACGGGGTCGCCCTTGTCGATCGCCTTGCTCACGTCCAGCGACTTCGGGAACCCCTCCCCGTAGAGCCACGAGAGGCAGTCTCGGATCTCCCAGCCCGCGTCCTCGATCGCGCACGTCAGCCGGTGAAAGGTCCGCGTGCCACCGAACGCCACGAGATGCGCTCCTGGCTTCGCCACGCGCAGCGCCTCG